TATGGCTATATTAACTAAATTTATTGAATCACATGATAGCGATATAAAATATGAAAATTTGGTTAATGTTTCTTTTGATAAGAAAGGAAAACCAAAAGAAAGCTGGATGAAAAATTGGACACAGGAACAAAGAACTGAAAAATTTTTTGAATTTTGCCGTGCCTATGATCAGAGAGAAGATTCACTTTTAAAAAATAATTATCAACAGTTTTCTCATAGACTTCACTGGGATGAATGTCCATTTGTATATTTAATTAGTAAAATAGATGATCCAAAACTTATTTTAAATGCGTGTTTATTGTTTTCATTTACTAATGAACACTGGCAAACATTTCAGACATGGTATGATCATGGTCCAAATGTATTGAGAGAAAGATTTCAAAATAATAGAGCATGCCGTTCTGATCTTTTTCAAATTTATTATCCAAAGGGAACAATTGTTACAGATTGGCTAGTAAAAATTCCATCCATTGCAGCCAATGATCTTAAAGATACTCTCGTATCATTAAAAAGACCATATAGTATGATGGAATATGCAAAAATATTGAACAAATATTTTATTGAAGTTCATGGATTTACTAATGCAATGTATCCATGCAAAAATGCAGCTAGACATATAGCTATGACACATCCTGAATTAATAGATCCTGAATCTTTTCTTCATGGTGGAACAGGTTTCTTTGATGGCCTTATGCAAGTTATGAATTGTCAAAATTTTATGGCTAAGGCAGACTATATAATAAACGAAGATGGACATTATATTCCAACAAATTCTCACGGTAAACAGTTTATAAATCATATGGATTATTTGTCGCAGCATCCAAATAATCCAATGATTAGGCAAAAATATTTAAATGTCGAAGATAAACTTTGTTTTTTCTATAAGCATATAGCCATTAGTAATGGAATCAAACAAACTACAAAACAAATTCCATATGATTGGGTATATCCTAAAAATTGGTCATTAAAAACTGGAAAATATGATGTCACATAATAATCATGTAATAGATGGTATTAATAAAGACGTTCGACTATTTCCTGGGTGTTCTTATGAAGAAGCTAAAGAATATTATATGTCTTTGGCTGAAGGATGGAAACCATATAATCCAGATCCTCAAGTTATTATTCATGACGGTGTTAGAGTAGTTAGAGATGATTTGATTGTTGGAACCAAAACCAGATCCGGTGATCTATTAGCTTCTAAGATTAATTATAAAACTATAGTTTATTCTCAACCTAGAGTTGGTTTAGCTGGAGTTTCACTATTAGATGTTGCAAACCGGTATAATAAAGATGTAGTGCTTTTTATGCCAGCATGCGAACGTATATCACATCATCAGGCATGCTGTATTGAACGAGGAGCGATACCAATTTTTAAACGTATTGCTGCTATGCCTAATCTAAATAAGTATGCCAGTGAATGGGCGACCGAACAAAACGCCTTTTTTGTACCGCTTGGATTAAGGCATGAATTAGCAACTGCAGGAATTCTTCATGCAGCTCTTACTATAGATCCTCCAGACGAGGTATATGTGGCTATTTCAACCGGTGTACTTTCAAGAGCTTTACAAATTGCTTGGCCAAAAGCTAAATTTTATTCTGTAGCAGTAGCCAGAAATTTGCAAAGTGGTGAACTAGGTAGAGCTGAAGTTATTAGCGAACCATTATCTTTTCAACAAGAAGAAAAAGAAATAAATCTTCCACCATTTCCATGCATAAAAAGTTATGATGCTAAAGTCTGGAAATATATTCCAAAGAATAGTGGAAAGAATATATTATTTTGGAATGTTGGAAAAGAACCTGATCTTATTGATAATACAATATTTGAAAAAATTCAATCAAATATACCGTGGGAAAAAAAGAAAGTAAAAGTATGAGAGGATTAGTATCAACACCATTTATTCCTATATCGAAGAATATGTCTTCACATAGGGCTGCACAGGGAGTAATCTATGCTGATCAATTAAAAAGAGCAGGATACGATATTACTGTAAACATGTCACTTGATCTTTATCATGAAGATTTTAATAAATTTGATGTTCTTTATGTTTATCATGGTAATGATTGGGGTGGAAGTTTAAATTTATTTGGTGGTTTAAAAGAATTTCCGCACGTAGATAATTTTGTTAATTTTTCTAAGTTTAAAGGTCCAATAGTTTCTTTAAATATAGAATTTCCAAATTATTATGAACAAATTATGCATAAATTTGATATATTAAAAAGTAAAGATAAAGAATATGATAAGAGATGGGATGAAGTAGATTTTGATAATATTCTTCGAATGGAGAAGACTGCCACAGTTATAAATACCAATAGTTTAAAGATGTATGACAAAGTTGCAATCGGCGATAGTCATGCTATATGCATGTATAGACCAGGTTGGTTAATCAATTCAATTCCATTTAAAACTCTTCATGGTGCATTAAATATAGGGCTAGAAAATCTATTACCCTATGATAATATAGATTATAAAGAGATTGAATTTTATTTTGGAAATATTGATGTAAGACATCATTTCTTAAGACAAGAAAATCCTGAACAATCAGTAAAAGATTTGGTCACTAAATACTTTGAACAAGCTCATGCTTTAGCAGATAAGTATAAAGCAACAATTAAATTGTATGAGCTTCTTCCAATTGAAAATGAAAGACGAGCTATTCCTAAAACTGGGTGGTTTAATAAAACACCTTTCTATGGTTCATGGAAAGAACGAAATCAAATTAGGCTTTTGTTTAAAGAAGAATGTAAAAAACATGTAACTCAACATGTTCAATTCTTTGAATGGACTTCTGGATTAATAAATCAACTTGGTGAATTAGATTTTAAATATATGGAAAAACCAAAGTCTGTTCATCTATCACGTGAATTCTATCCACACTGGCAAGGGTTGGAATGGAATAAAATTGAAGCCATCAAAAGGCAAAATATAGAGGATTTTTTATGATTAAGCATGCTACCATTATTCCTCTTATTGGAGGAGAAGTACTGGCTTCTACTGAAGTATTTGGACATAGACCGGATTATATTTTATCTTATTCGGCTTTCAAAGAAAATGAATCACATCTTTTAAATTATTGGAATAATGAAGTTCCTTATTATGTTTTAGATGAAGGTGGTACACATCCTTATCATGCAGATGTAGTTTCTTCTGTATGTCCTTGTGCTGGATTGTCTTTATTCTCTATGGGTTATGGTGAACATAATCAAAATAATAGATGGATGATCGAGACAGCCAAGTATGTTCTTGGTCAAATGAAACCTTCAGTCTTTTGGGGTGAAAATGCTCCAGCATTAACTGGAAAGATTGGTGAACCAATTAGAAATCAGTTGATAGCTATTGGTAAAGAAAATGGTTATAGTTTGACACTATATAGAACAAAAAGTCTTTTGCATGGTGTACCGCAGGTACGTGAAAGAACATTTTATTTTTTCTGGAAAGGTTCCAAGGTTCCATTACTTGGATATTATAATCGCCCATATACTAGAATTGAAGATGTTATAACAAATGTTAAATCAAATAGTATGATGGAACCGATTAATAAAAATACACCAACATCTGATCCATATTATAAGTATCTTTTGGAAGTAATTCATGGTGGTATTACTCATCGTCAACATTTTGATATTTTAGATGTTAATAATGATGCAAGCGTAAGATATTTTGATGCCAAGAGTATGATTGAAAAACAAGGTCATACTTATAAACAAGTTGGTGAATGGATGAATACACATGGTTATGAAAAGGAAGTAGACAAATGTGATCGTATGTTTCATAAATTGGCCGATGGCGGTAATATTATGCGCCGCGGCACTATCGTACCAAAGAATTATATTGGTGCATTTGTCGGTCACTATCCAAAGATGTTGACACATCCGTATGAAGATCGATATATTACTTATCGCGAAGCCATGTCAATTATGGGTCTTCCCGAAGATTATATTCTTTTAAAACCTTCTAAGAACTATAATCATATTTGTCAAAATGTACCATTTCAAACAGCAAAAGATATGGCTACAGAAGTTAAAGAATATTTAGAAGGTAAGAAAGATTTAATTGACAGTTCATTGGTTTATCAGTATAATCATACTAGGAGTCATGAAGTAATGGACAATAGATCTAAGACATTAGTTGATTTTTTTAATTAAGGATAAAATAATGCCATCTGAAAAATTTTCGTTTAAGTATAACGAAGGTCAAATATTAGACGAACTATATACATATATAATGAAGACATATGGCAGTCATTACGGAGATAGAGTCCAAGCACAAGACCTGGTAATTTCATCTGGTCACGCCGAAGGTTTCTATATTGGAAATGTTATTAAGTATGCTTCTCGCTATGGAAAAAAGAATGGTAAAAATAAAGATGACCTGATGAAGGTTCTTCACTATACTGTTCTTGCTTTAAATTATCACTACATTGAAAATGAAAATAAGGAAAATTAATCATGGAAATCTCGATTCAAATTGAAGAACTTCGTAAGCGTAAGATCTTTTTGGCTACCCCTATGTATGGTGGTCAATGTGCAGGTATGTTTGCTAAGTCAGTTGCTGACTTGACATCTCTTTGTACATCCAATGGTATTGAACTGCGTTCATACTTTTTGTTTAATGAATCTCTTATTACTCGGGCACGTAATTATTGCGTTGACGAATTTATGAGATCTGATTGCACCCATATGATGTTTATCGACTCTGATATTGGTTTCGATCCTCGTGATGTTCTTGCAATGCTTGCACTCCAAAGTGATGATTCTGAATATGATGTTCTTGCAGGACCTTATCCTAAGAAGTGCATTAGTTGGGAAAAGATTAAGCTTGCTGTCGACAAGGGTATTGCCGACGAGGATCCTAATGTCCTTGAAAAGTTTGTTGGTGATTATGTTTTTAATCCAAAGGGTGGTGGTGGAAATATCCGCATTGACATTCCAGTAGAGGTATCCG